AGTCTTATCCTCTCTACCCTGGGTTACAAGCTCTCCGCCATTTAAAGTTAGATCAGAGCCGGGAATTGGTATGGTTCCAAACTTACTTCTAATTAATCCAAGCAGTTCTTTAGCTACTGCCATCGAATACTGCCTAATCCACTGTCTTCCTATACTGTTAACATTTGTATATTCTAAATTTCCAAATGGTATGTCTGATAAATTAGACACTCCCCGTATTGTATCATCTTGATATGCTGGATTAAGCGGATCAGAGAAAAATTTCACTCTGAGAAATAGCTTCTTAGCAGTTTCATCTGTCGGCATTGGATAAATTCTTATGTTTGTTCCTATAACTTTATAAGAATAATTTGATCTTCTAACCCTGTTTGAGATATCTAGCTGTCCCGCCCTTAAGATATCTTCAAATACTGGCAGCACATAAAATATGGTTTCAGGTGTAAATGATTCAAAGCTAAATTCATTATTTAGATAATTTATCGCAGATGTTGTATCAAAGAATCTATACGCTGCCTGCGGGCTAAAATGAAATACTTCGCTTATCTGCAACTTCGTTCTGAGCGGATTCAAGCTTGATGAGAATACAGAATTTCCAGACCCATCCTTCATTTCTTTATAAATGTCATAATCCTGCCGGCTAGCAGAGAGATTAATTGATCCCGATATCATATTATAAGATCCACCCACACCTGCTTCTGCTGCGTAGGGCTCTGCTACTCTTGTTAAAAAGTCTAAATTTTCACGAGGATATTTATTTTCTGATCCGGACATCACACCTGATGATCCCGTTATTGGCATTCCTAAAAATTGAACTAATTGAGATTTTGCCTGATACTGATTTAATAGCGAGCTAAATTCTAGTGCTGACTCTTCGAATGCAGCCCATATTTGCTTTTTTGTTAACTCTACACTAAGCACATCATCACCTAGCTTTCTCTTAACAAATGTTACTATATTATCAGCTTCAGACTGGAATTGTGGTTCTGAATCGAAAATTCCAAACGGCGTTGGATTAGTTGTATTGGCAAATGAGGCCACTAGATTCTCCCAAAGTCACAGACTCAGTAATAAATATGCGAATACTGTATAGTTTCTACAATAGAAGAGAAAATCAATCAATGTACGCTATGTTGCGCTGTAAAGATATCTTATTGATAGAGAGCTAAGAGAATAAATTTTAAATTTTATTTATTTTTAAATTTATATCCAAACTTTTTAATCATTTCATCAAATCTAAATTCAATAAGATTAATAGTAAATGGATCATAGTAATTTGAATAATGTGTATTTAGCTTTCTAACATTAGTCTTGAATCTTGGAAGAGTATCAAACTCTACCCCCACAGAGGAGAATGCAACTCTAGCGTCCTCTTCAAGATTTTCATATCTTATAAGATAGTCCATATCATCTGTGTAAAACTTGTTAGAAGACCATGACAGCCAATCTAGAGAAGACATTATTTGATCTGATTGTCCGTATCCTACATCAGGAAATGTCCCTTCAGTGAACAAAAAAATCCTAAATTTTCTTATTAGATCAATATTTGTATCAGACTCTACCGGATCTATACCAAGATCTTTCCATGATTTTTTAAAAAGTGACCACCACAAATATGATACACACATGTCCCAGGGATTTCTAATAACTGATATTTTTGTGTAATCATCCCATTTACTTTTTGTCTTTTTATATAGCAGATCTGGTGAGATATGATTGTGAAATCTTGACTTGCCATTGGATTCGTCTATGTTATTTCTACTTACGTAATTTTTAAACACATTTCCATTATCACATACTGTACCTAGAGATTCATTATAGTGCTCTATGCCTGGACCGGTTATTAGATCATCAGGGCCGCACCAATCAGATAACATGGCCTCTATGCTTGTGCCAGCAACCTTTACAGGCTTAAAGAATATAAATTTTTTGCTGTGGCAGACAATCACTTAGCCTTTCTCTTAGCCCTTGCAGGCTGGGTAGCTGCTGGAGTGGGTGATTTTTCTGCCTCTGGGCTTTCTGTGAATACCATTAAAGATGAACAAAGGGTATGTGCCTCCTCTAGAGAGTAGCACCCCCTAGACTGAGCAAGTCTAACACCGCTGATTAAAGAGTTAAGTGCTTCCAGCTGTTGATCATTTGACGACATTTTAAATCTCCCAGGATTGTATTTTAAATAATATAGCACCCATTGAATAAGTTTACGCTAAAAACAAAAGCGGCGACCTTTTTAGGGGTCGCCGCTTAGATAACGTGAACTATATCGCTTAGATAACGCTCATGTCCATGACCGTGACGGTACCGTAGAAGTCAGCACGTACCATTCTCTTGCCGTACCGAGTCATCACGCCCTTGCGAGGTGTGAAGTCTTCGGGAGCGAAGATTGTAGGTGTGACAATTAACGGAACGTAAGGTGCGTATACATATCCTGTTTCCAGGTAGCTTCCGCCCTTAAATCCTACGAGAACCTTATTCCGAGGGAAGTAGGGGTCCTTGTAGACCGTGAATCGGTTACTGAGCGTTCCAACCGGAGTTGCTCCGAGGGAGAACGGGTTACCAACCTGTCCATCACCATCAAGGCTGTAATTCGGCTTGTAAAGAACCGAAGCCTCAAAGATTGTGGCTACCTCAGGAGAACATACGAGGAAGTTTGCAGATCCTCGGAGTGTCTTTCTGTGGATTTCATTTGCCACGTCGATGATGGTCTCAACGAGAGTCTCATACCACTCACGAACCGTACCTGTGAAGGACGGATGTCCGAGAGTTGTTGATCGATTATCAACAAGAGCTCCATTGGTCTTGTTAACAAATCTACCAGGTGATCTCGACCAGTAGTAGTTAGCTCCCTTCGCCTGGGTGAGAAGATCATTAAGGATCTCTCTATCAATTTCAAGGGCGATTTGCTCGGAGAGGATCTGGGTGAGCTCCACCTCAGCGTCGAGGCTGTGGTAAGCGTTCAAATCCTGAGCGAGTTCCGGCGACCAACGGGCACGTAACTTACGTGTCTGTGCTGTGACCGCGATGGATTCGATCTTGATATCGATCTCAGGGATGTTGGGAGACGGCGTGCTCTGGAAATCTGACTCAAAGGTCGGAATTGTTAAGACGTCGCCAGCTCTTGTATCAACATTAAGCGTTGCTCCAACAGCATAAGAGGCTGTTAGGTTGTTGTTAGTGCTTGGAGTGTCGACAGAGCAGGGAAGTGTTCCCGATACAACCATAAGCAATGCAGCATTGGCTGTACTTCTGTTAACCATAGGATCAGGTGTGAATGTTCTCAGAGATGCATCCCATCTACCGAGCTGATTCAATCGTCGCAGGTTAAGAAGGTTTGCACCTGCCTGCATAACGGTTGGATCTGCAACAGTAAACTGATGAAGCCCGGGAGCAGCTGCGGCAGCAATTGCGATACCTACGGCTGTTCCAGCAGAGTACAATGAAACATCATTCACCTGGGTGAGATCCATATCAGTCGGAACCGTATTAACATCAAATACTAATAACTGGAAGATGCCCTGGCCAGAGGCCTGGTTCGTTGAGTTAAGATTATTTGTAATAAGGTCAATAACCTGAGGATCGAACTGAAGCAATCTTGCATCAGATCCTGTTGCTGCACAAACATTACTGTCAATGAGCTGATTATCGTTTCCAGCACCGCCATATGCTCCAGAGGCTAACAGAGTTAGGTTTGCACCTGTAGCTCTATTATGAACCTTAGAGTATGAAGCTCCAATTAGGTCATACATTCCGCCAACAGCGAGTGATCCAGACTGGATACCTTTACCTGTGGGAAGGTTGTAGATCGATTGACCTCTGGTGTACGTCTGAGCACCGGGAGTTGTTCCTGCAGCGCCTGTGGCGAGAACGGAGTCTCCACCAACCATGGTGCCATAGGTGTAGTCCAGGTAGAAGAGCAGACCAGAGGGAAGGCTCATCGGCTGAATTGAAACCAGCTCATTTGAAACGAGGCCGCCGAATACTCGACGAACGATTGGGAACGCGATATTTGTGAAACCGCGGATATCTCCAGAGGACGTTAGGTTTCCACCGCCTGTAGAGAGAGAGTTTTGCTCTCTCAGAAGCTGTGCAGCCTGGTTCTCTAGAAGACGCGACATGATCTCTCGACTGTGATCCTGTAGACCACGAAGTAGACCTGTCCTT